TACCACAACAATTTCCAAATACATATACCATATCAAAAGAAATTAAAAATTCTGGTGTTGACTTAAGATTCAGAATTAAACTACAACATCGATATGATGCTATTATGGGCCATGGCACTGCATATTTTTCTATAATTAAAACAAGCGAACAGGGTGTCGATCGAGATTATCGTACTTTTGAAAATACATCGACATTCTATCCGAATGAACCTGGATCTATCAATTATTATGAAGTACAAGATTTGATAGTCGATATCATTATCCCAAATTCGGAATTTGAAATTGGAGATAGATTTGGAATTGGTGCCCAAGCGGGACAAAATAATGATACACAATATCATACAATTAATGCATTACAATCATATTGGGTGATATCAGATGCAAGTAAAAATGTAGATCTTTGGAATCAGGAGATAAATGCTTAATCAGTATAAAAATATCAATCAAATAAAATCTACAAAGAAATCTATTTCGGGAGAACGTATTGATCGTTCTAAAACTGAGTTTGTTTCATATGATTCAAATGAAGCTACGTATTTTAATGATGATATTATTAATGTAACAGATGATAATAGAATTGAATTACATGTATATACTGGCGATTCTTGGTTAACTGGAAATCATAAAATACAATTTCAAAATAAAATTCCACAATTTCGCGATAAAGACACAAAACAATTAATTCAAATTAATAATGCTATAGGCATTGATATACATTCGCAATTTAAAAATTTAAATTTATCAGCTGGAAATTTTAGATTTGCTATTAATTTCTTTAAGAATTTGATTGGTAGTTACGAATTACAACATTTGCGAATTGATGAAATATCACCAGATAGAACAGAAATTCGATTACGGGCGATTGATGATGAAAATCTAGAATTTTTACGTCAAATTACAAATTATATACAAACTGTAAATCAAACATCAGATCAGTTTTATAAATCATATCTACTTAATTTTAGTAGAAACCAATGTGTATTATTTGTTAACAGCGTCGTAATTGGCGATTACTTATATGTTAAACTCTATGAACCATTGCCGCAAAATATTGCAGTAGACTTTAAATGTTGGGTCGTAGAAGAACAAAAACCTACATACTTTGATAATGTTTCAATTGTACCTAAAATTATAAAAAAACAATATAATTCATTAGCAGGTCCAAATTGGCAAGCAAATTATTCGTATGACACATCTGCAGAAACTAATTTTAAAACATGGACAGATCTATTAGGATCATCCGTACAAACATCACAACAAATTGTTGATTCATATTTTTCTGGCAGTTTATCTGGCATGAGAATGAATATTGATTATTCTGATTTCAATAATTTTATTTTTTATAGTTCTGCTACTGAACGATTGAGTAATTTCAAATACAAATTAGATTTATTAGAATATTATTCATCGCAAAGCATAGCAATATCTCAGTTATCTGGTAGTGTAGCAACTACGAATGCTCAAGATTTTTCTAATTTACAAACAACATTGATAAGCGGCTTCGATGAATTTGAGCAACATTTATATTATCAATCATCATCTCGTTTAACTACATATGATGTACCAACTGAAAATCCATATGTGTATCAATTAACTGGTAGTTACATTACTCCGGTACCAAAAACAAATACAACGAGGCCATACATTTTAGCATCAACTACTAGTTCTTTATTTAAAAATTGGTTTGATGGTGTATATGCATCTGCGTCTTTATATGATTCATTGAATTCAAATGCATTAGTATATGCAATACCCGAATATGTTAGATTTGATACTAACAATTTACATTTAATTACATTTGTTAATATGTTAGGTCATCATTATGATATATTATATACATATATTAGTCACATGACCCAAATCAATAAACGTGAAGAAAATCCGAAATTGGGTATGCCAAATGAGTTGTTATATTCTGTAGCAAAACAGTTTGGTTGGAATTTAACTAACGGAAATCAATCACAAGAATTATGGCAATATGTCTTAGGAACATCAGAAACTGGAATTCCGTTAACTGGATCAAATTCTGTAGGCGATCCTGCAGTATCGGGTAAGGATATGACATACGCCATATGGCGAAGAATTGTTAATAATTTACCGTTACTATTAAAATCTAAAGGAACTAAACGTAGTGTACAAGCATTATTATCTTGTTATGGAATTCCACAATCGTTAATTAGTATTAATGAATATGGCGGTCCGAGAATAGATAGAGCTCCTGTATATGAAAAATACAATTTTGATTATGCATTAGATTTAAGTGGTAGTGCTGCCGGCACAGTAACAGTAAATTATTCACAATCAATTAATAGTGTAGAACTTCGTTTTAGACCAGATAATATTGAAACTAATCCTTTGATACCGACTACTATGAACCTGTTTAATATAGGCTCTAATGCGGTTACAATGGAGTTTAATAGTGGCAATAAAGGTGTAATGAAAATCAATGGGACAAGCTCTGGGTTGATCGAATTATACAATGATGAGTGGGTAACTACATTATTAAAAACAAATGGAACAAATTTAGATTTAATTACAAAAAAATCTAAATATGGTAAAATTGTTGCCGCGGTTTCTGCGTCTGCTACATCGTCATTTGCTGGATCTGGTACGTTAACATTGGGTAGTACATCTACGGGAGCTAGTAGATTTGTAGGACAATTACAAGAATTAAGATTGTGGTCGTCTTCATTATCAGTAACTGCATTTGATAATCATGTTAAAGCACCAGGAGCGTATAATGCAAATTCCGATGCGTATGCTGAATTAATATTTAGATTACCACTTAATCAAAAAATTAATCACGCATTAACTGGCAGTTTAACCGGGGTACAACCTAATATATCAACTATATCAGCTTCATTTACGGGTTGGTCATTAAATACACCATATGACTCATACGAAGAAACATATTATTATGATGCACCATCAATTGGTGCGGGAACGTATGATGATAATAAAATACGAATAGAATCAAATTATCTTGTTGGTTCATTAGATGTAAAAACGCGTGCAGAACGTAGTCAATATGATAATGCACCATTAGACAGTAAAAAATTAGGTGTATATTTTTCGCCACAAACCATGATCGATGAAGATATAATTGCGCAATATGGGTTTGTTGAATTAGATCAATATATTGGAGACCCTGGCGATACTGATGCAAATGCATATCCTAAGTTAATTCAAGCTGCACAATCATATTGGAAAAAATATCAAAATAGGAATGATATCAATGCATATGTTTCTATGTTTACATTGTTCGATTTATCATTTTTCAAGCAATTAGAACAATTACTGCCAGCTCGAACACAAAAATTAACCGGCATATTAATACAACCAAACCTATTTGAACGAAGCAAAGATACAATACTTCCAAAAATAGATCGTTTTGATAGTACATATAATTCATTAATTATCGATAATGTGCCAACATCATCTGGAGATTATTTATTATACCAAGGTACTACAGATGCAAAAGTTTTAACGATTACTGCGGAAGATGATGATCAGCAACAAATGTATTTAACTGCATCAAATTCTGAAAAATATGATGGTACGCCATATTCATATCAATATCTAATACATTCGGGTAGTACTTGGATTACTGCATCTACTCCGTATTGGTTATCAGAAGCAGTATTACCAGTATATATTGTTAGTACATATTCTGAATTCAAAATGCAAAACGTTAGTTTTATAACTTCATCGTTTCCAATTGGATTTTACGGTACCAGTACATATGGAAGTAGTTCATATGGATATAATGTAGAACGTAGATTTACCGGTAGTTTTGCTGAGTTTCAAGATTATTTACCAACGGGTATTGACAATCAACGTTATTCGGGTGCTAAACTTACTTCACCGGCATTTAATATAAATTCAACACAAACAGTAGATGGCGGCCCTGTGGTTGAATGGAGAACAGCAAATCCAAATCAATTGATATATCAAAACAATGGGCAACAAGGAAGTTTTGTTTTGGTATAGAATTTATTAACATGTATATTTATATAAAATAAGGTAAAAACATTATGGGATATTTAGATAATTCGAGCGTTACAGTAGACGCAATTTTAACATTGAAAGGACGTGAACTTTTAGCTAAAGGCGGAAATGCGTTTAATATTACACAATTTGCAGTCGGCGATGATGAAATTGATTATTCATTATGGAATCCGGATCACCCACTTGGAACTGCATATTATGGTACTATTATTGAAAATATGCCAATCGTCGAAGCTGTTCCAGATGAAACTCAAGCATTAAAATATAAATTAATTACACTTCCAAAACAAACAACAAATATTCCTGTTGTTACCGTTGGAAATACGGCAATTACATTATTAGCTCCAGGGGATTCTACAATTGTTGCGCCTAATACAAGTAATTTCCAAGGCGGAAATGCAACGTTGGGATATACGGCAATTTTATCAGATTCAACTGTTGCAGATATTCAAGTAACTCGAGCATTACAAAATTCAGTGCTTCCAACTACTCCTCGGTTTATTGGAGATAATGAAGATGCACAAAGTGTTGCAGTAGCAGGATTTGAATTCCGTATTATTGCTAAAACACAAATGATTGAAGATAAAACTGCTACGGTTACAATTATTGCAAATGAAACTGGTGGAAGTGTTACTATTAATTTAACCGTTAAAAAAGCAACTACTGCAACAATATAAAATGGATATTAATATGAAAATGAATGAATTCATTACGAAAATAAAACAACAAGAACGTTTAGGCGGAGTTCCTAGAACCCCGGCGGCAACTAATTTAACTGCTGCAGCTACTAATGTAGCTAATGCAGTAACACGGGCAACTGCGACTACAAACGAACAAGTTCAACAATTAGCTCAGCAACTTGCAAATCAAATAATTGCAGAACGCGATCAAGCACAACAAACTGCAAGAAATGGTAGAACATATACTAAGTTTGATCCAGTTAATGATATTATTGCAAATCAAACAGAAGTTGTAACTGCAGGTTTATGGAGTGATAATTTAGCAAGTTTAACTACTTATTATACTGCATCTGCACAAACAACATCACAACGAAGATATTATGTTGATGTTTATCAAGATGCACCTATAGCTGATGGTGCTGCTGTACAATTTGCATTAGCATTTGGTCATGCATTAGGTAGTGGATCTGATTCTCAAGGCCAACTCAATGATTCGCCCAGTAAAGCGGTTTATTCTCAATACAAACAATTATTATTGGCACCAACTGATACTCGATTTACAACTGCAGGATCTGGTAGTACCGATTATGTATATGTTTTAAATTTTAAACGTAATCGAATGAAAGAACGTTTAGATCCGGGAAATTGGGAAATTCCATTGGTACCAATTTCATCTCGTGCAACTAACGCAACTGGGTCTGTAGTAACAGGTTCGGGTGCTATAATTCAATTAATTGATGATTCTAGTGTAGCAAGCGCAACAATTGGCCAATCAGGTAAAGTTTATAATATCGTTTCTGGTTCTATTAATTCTGGAGTTTATAACTCATCTGCCCCAGTATATTATGGATTAGCATACCCAGATTATGGAACATTGATATTAGATGGTAAAATGCTTGATCAAAAATTAGGATTTGCAACAAATACGGGTTCTAGTTCGGAAGGAAATAATCATTTTGTATTATTCCATTCGATTTCTGGCTCTGCATTTTTCACAGATCCAGCAACATCTGACCCATATGGCTTTTTAGCTCGTAATTCAGAAAAAGTAACAAGTACACATTATTTTGTTCGAATTAAAAATGCAGAATATAATTTTTCAAATAATCCATCATATGTAACAGGAAGTGTTGGTCAAATAGCACAATCAACTTTTGTTGGCGATCCTAAAACATATATTACGACAGTTGGATTATATAATGATAGACAAGAATTGTTAGCAGTATCAAAACTTTCTAGACCATTATTGAAATCATTCCAACGCGAAGCTCTTATCCGAGTTAAATTGGATTTCTAAATTAACTAATAGAATTTAGCCCCGGTATATTTATAAGTATATCGGGGTTTTTACTATATGGCACAATCAAAAATACAAAACACAGAAAATACATACCAAGGCGTGTATCCAACAGTTTTTAAAAAAATTGATGTCGCCGATGTAAAAATTAATCCTTTTCGTTCATATAAAGCTTGGATGTTTTATTCTGGAAGTGTTACTTCAAGTATATTGCCCTTGCAAGGTATTTATTCAGACGTTAATGCGTTACCTGCATTAGAAACTGAATTAGTATATAATGATGCTGCAAACGTAGATAGTAGTTTGCAAAGTATTACATATTTTTCTGTAAATCATTTGTATTATAAACATAAGGCCGATCCATCAAAAACTTATGGCCCAACTGATTTAACTAGATCTAAAAAATCATTGTTTCAAACAGCATCAATATTTTCTATTCCGCAGATACGAATTGGAGAAGGAATTAAACCAGCATCATTTACATTCACATCATCAGTATCAGGTTCGTATGCAAGTGACAGATATGGCAATATTTATAATACGGCATTTAATACTGCATCAATTGTTTCTGATGTAAAATGGTATGAAGGATTTAATGAATATTTTGATACCTCAAGAATCGCATATATATCTGCAGGTGTTACATATGTTACTGGCATTACAACTACTTCCGGGCAACAACGTGCTTTAGGTTTAGCGGCAAGATTTACTGGGTCTGGATATATTGAATCAACGTTGGATGGATTATATGATCGAGATCACGATTATGCCGTTTCATTTTTTATTAGCGGCGGAAATACTACAACTAGTAATGAATTGATTATTACAAAAGCATCGCAAAGTATTACTCCTACATATCCATTCCGCGTAGAATTAAGTGGTAGCAACCAATTAATATTTAGTATTGCTGGAAGTAGCACATTTAAAGCTGCAATTACATCTTCTACACAAGTATCGTCATCTTGGACTCACGTTGTTTGTCAAAAATCAGGAAGTAATTTGCAAATGTATCTTAATGGCACATTGCATGCATCTGCTGCAAATAACATGTTAAGTGTATTTAGCTCGCCATTTACTGCATCTGCTAGAATCGATAATTTAGATACATTAAAAATTGGCGGTTTTAGCACCGATAGTTCTAATCTACAAGGGTATCTAGATGAAGTTAGAATCTTTAATAAGTCACTAACCACATCGCAGATAAGTGCGTTATCCGATCGTAGCGAAGGTGGAACTGTTTTACAAACCGCCAATGTGGGAAATGTATTTGATAAACATGGAATTATTGTTTTTTCATCTCCGGATTATCGGGTTAATGATATGATTCGAACTCCTTTTACTGCATCATATCGAAGTACAGTAACAATTTATGAATTAAATGTTGTTACAAAACTTGATGCTGGCGATTTTAATATGTCGACCAATGTAACATTGACAGCAGATGATGATTCAACATATCGTTCTTTTGCAACTGGCAGTGTATTTGCACCATATATTAAAACTATAGGTTTATATAATGATTTTGGCGAATTGCTAGCAATTGGAAAATTAGCTCAACCAATACGTAAGCGTAGCGATGTTGATATGAATTTTTTAATACGCTTGGATTTAGATAAAAATATAACATTTAAGGGTTGATGTGATACGATTGAAACAACTTCTTGTAGAAATGACTGATAGCGACTTAAAACGTATATTAGAAAAAATACGCAACAAACAATTTAAATTGTTCGGACAAGGTGATAATGGACGAGTTTATGAAATTGATAGTGAAGACAAGCTGTTTAAAATAACAACGGAAAAAGAAGAATATCGAGTTGCAGAACAAATTGCTAACAATTATGGAAATTATTCAACATTTATTCCAGTATATTATGTTGATGGTAATAACATGTATATTATGGCAAAAGCAGAAGAATTATCTAAAAAACAACGTGTTATTATTGATCAATTTATTGAAAACTATAAAACATTTGCGCAAGAAGAAGGTGGAGAAGTTTCTATATTTGATTATTTAGATGCTGAAGGAGGACGAAATACTAATATGCAGCTTGTTAATTTTTTACGAGCATTGCAACGAGATATACAAAAAACAGGAATTCCGGATTTAGATTTAGATTTAGATTTTAAAACTGACAACATTATGATATGGAATGGTAAACTAGTAATGATTGATTGGTAACGTATATTTATATAAAAGAATGTAATTATGTCAATGATTTTAGAAAATCTCATACGAACATATTTGATCGAAGGACGCACAGTAGGTAAAATACGTAGTGCATCTGCAAAAGACACTGCAGCAGCTCGAGCTGCGGGAGCAGTATATGCATACAATGTTTTAGTTAAAGGTACTAGTAACGAATTAGATATTATAGAGTTGGTAACAGGAGCGTCTCTGGCGTCTACTGGTGCTGATACAGAAAATAGAGTTGCAGTTGGACGGTCTAGTAAATTTGGTGATGGCGGTTATGATTATGTAATGAGCGATCCATTGCCTAAAAAACGACAAATTATTGTTGTACGAATTTTTAAAAGTATTGATATAGTAGGAGCTCAAACCGGCCGGGAACCATCAGAAGGAACAAGTGTTGAAGCGGCTAGTTCAATTGGAGCATCTCCATTATATACTACATCTCAATACAAAGATTTATTAAAGTTTTTTAAACAAGATACAACGCCTGTTGATGATTTAAAAAGTAAAGATTCGGAAGCAAGTGATGCAATTAAACAGACGTCTGACGTAATAGCAGGTAATAAACAAGTTACAGATCATGAATTAAAAAGAGATGGAAAAGTTGTTGGTAAATTTAATGGTACTCTTGATAAAAACGAACGGCCACTTGAAGGAAAAGCAGTTTTAACGGACGGACAATGGTTTGATGGCATTTTTAAAGATGGTGATTTTGTAACTGGGACTTGCAGAAAAATAATAGCCGATGGGGTTTTTGAAGGCGAGTTAACAGATGG